CTTGAGCTTTCTGATACTGAGGGTGAGTCGGCTAGCGCCGTACGCAAAGAGTTGTACGACGTAGCAAAGCACAATCCCGCAGCTCGGAGGGTTATGTTGGACATCGCAAAGTTCTATCAGCGGTCGCAAGGAGCCACGGGAAGGAAAGTTTCCTTTGGTTCTGTGAAATTTCGTGCTCATGGCAGTGTTGATGGGAGCGATACTGTTTTCGCTTTCAACAGCGCTGAGCTTGATAGGTTAACCAGAGTTGAGAGTAAACTCGAGGCTCTCGAGAAAAGAGTTTTGTCACTCGAGGGTACCGAGAAGGCTGCCCAGTGGCTTGGGAATGCCCAAGCCGCAGCCCCTCCAGCTGAGAAGGTTCTCGTGCCGCCTCCTGAGACTAAGAAGGTGGTTTCGTGTTCGGCCTGCAACAAGAAATTTACAACAGTTGTAGGGATGAAAACCCATCAAGCTGTCGTGCACGTTACGGGAGAGTCAGCAATAAAGTCCGATAACCAAGTTCTGGTTGGGACTAAGCCGGCTACTGTTCCAAAAAACGGGAAAACGAGCTCGGCGAAGCCGAGCTCGAAAGTCTCCGTCGGAACTTCCGCATCGTCGACCGGACAGAAAAACGCTACATCCCAGAACGATGCCCTCAACAAAATCGTTCACATGATGCAGCAACAGCAGCGGGTCTTAAACGACTTGCAAAAGGCTATTTCTGGCCGGACGGGAGGAGTCGTTCAATCCTAAAGTCGTTAAGTTATTACGGCGGATTGAGGGACGGACTTCGCAACGACCCAATGACCGAATCCCAGCGCCAGAGAGTCTTTACATGGCTTGACCGTTGCCAGGATTTTTCCTGGTCACTGCCAAGTGACTTCCTTAGTAGAAAGCATTTTATTAGGGTGGTCTTAAATTTGGACTGGACTTCGACGCCGGGTTATCCTTATAATAAGTATTATAATGATAACCGGGCATTCTTTGGCGTCAAGAACGGGCTGCCGTCCTGGGAAAGGATGAACTATGTTTGGAACCTTGTTTGTCACCACATTAATGAAAGGGTATCTGACCCTATTTATGTGTTTGTCAAACAGGAACCACATCTCGAGAAGAAACGGGGGCGTGTGCGTCTGATATCTTCAGTGTCAGTTGTTGACCAGATAATAGACCACATGCTATTTGACGCCTTCAACGAGAAAATCATAGAACAATCCAAATTCGGGTCGGTAAAGGTCGGTTGGACTCCTTATCTTGGGGGGTGGAAAACCGTTCCATTAAAGGGGATTTCGATCGACAAATCAGCCTGGGATTGGACCATGCAACCGTGGCTCTTTTCAGCTATACTCGACTTCAAACGAAGCCGATGTGTTACTGAAACCCACAGAGACCTTTGGTTGGAATTGGCTTCCTGGCGCTACCGTTGTTTGTTCTTCGAGGCTCGGTTCTATTTGCCAAATGGATTGGTGATAGAGCAAACCGAGCCTGGAGTAATGAAGAGCGGTAGTGTGGTCACAATCGTCGATAATTCCTTGGCCCAGCTCATACTACATTATAGGGTGTATGATGAGCTGGGTTGGGAACCTGGCAGGGAGGAGTACATATGGGTGTGTGGAGATGACACGCGTCAATCAAAACCGCCAGATGTGGGCGCCTACCTGGACAGGCTCAGTCAGTTCTGTAAAGTTAAAGAATTTACAGAACGCTGTGAGTTCGTCGGTTGTCGATTCTACCGGGGAGGCAGGATTGAACCACTCTACAAGGGTAAGCACGCATATAACTTGTTATACGCAGACCCCGCGATAGAGCAAAATCTTGCCTTTTCCTACGCCTTGTTGTACGGGAGATCAAGGGAATTCCCATATATGAGGAAGATCCTTAGTGTATTTGGTCAGCCAATGAGTACTGAACAAGTGCACAGTCTCTGGGACGACGAGTAGTAGAACCTGGTGAGTCAGGCTTGGGGGGGAAAACTGTAG